GTCCTAGGAGCGCCTGCACCCAAAGATGGATAGGGGGGGGGGGGGCGTTTATATAGGCCATCCATCCACTCCATATGTCACGACCTGCTTGCCGTGGTCTTCCATCTGGCCGCGGCTTGAGTGGCACGGCTTGCATGTGCTGATGAATGGACCCGACCAGAACTTGGCTACATCACCTTTGTGGCCGCCGTCCGCATGATGGACCTCTGTTGCGGGCTCAACTATCTCTCGCTCGAGACACCACTCACATAGCGGATTCTGCGCTAGCTTAGATAGACGTAAGCGCTGCCAGCGTGCCGTGTGATACAGACGCCTATATTCAACAGCTAGGCCGGACCTGGCGTCACGCCGCTTCGCACTTGAACTTGTTGACATTGTCATTTGCAGCGTTGAATAGGCGCAGTAGGAATGGATCATCCTTATGCTTGATGACCCAATGCATGAATAGACCTCTGTTCGCGTTGCACTGATGGCACGATGGAACGAGATTGGATATGCAATTGTTCTCCTTGTCATTGTCAAGGTGGTCAACGACAAGCTTGCGTTTACCAATGGCACCCCATTCGACTATCTGAGCGCACCAATGACAAGAATGCTCACCTCCACCTATGGCGTCGTACAGCACCTGCCGGTGGTGATATAGAACTCCCGACTTCCCAGACATCGGATGTGATGGGCTATAAGAAATCACATATCCATGTGGCGCCACGAACTTGCGGCCAAATACCGGATCATCCGTTGTACCGTTTAGGTATCGCCTGTAGTAGTGCTTTTCGCACAGCTTTCCACCAATCGTTCTAGATTGGTTATCGCATCCATCTATCGAACACGTAGCCCATATCCTTGCTGGCTTAGTAGGCAGGTCAAACGTTCCGTGCTTTAGCAGCCTTTGATAGTGCAGGCCACAAACGCTTGGTCCGTCACGGAACTTAGAGCGCGACTCTCTATCGCAATTTGGTGCTTCACACTTCAAGGTCTCGACTCCTTGTCGACCTCATGTTGATAGCGGCGGACAGCATTAAGCCATCCGCCGCAGCGCTTACGAGAGGTCGAGAATCGCAAGCGGTTTAGTTGGTCGTCGGCGCCTATCGTATGCACTCATGCGCCACCGTATGAACCACAACAGCAGCGCATTGAGCAGCCTCGATAATGATGATGTCACTCATCGTCGCCATCCCAATGCACCAACGCTTCCTCTGGATAGGCGTCGATGTTCATGCCTTTGTGGTCGTCATACCAAGCAACCTCAACGCACCCATGCTCGCATACGCTAAGCACTGTCATAAGCGGCGAGCCGGTAAGCAACTGCACGATGTCGCCAGGATAGAAGGCGTCGTCGGTAACGACAGGCTCAACGCTGAACCAAGGGCTGTTAATGTGTGCGTTCATGTCCAATCTCCTCTTGTGCCTTGGCGGGTTGTAAATGGTGCCGTTGCCGAGCATATCGGCTTGCCTGCTGCACGGCTGCAGCGCTCCACGGCGGCCAATACGCTAACCGTACGGAGGAAGCGCGTGGCGTGGACGGGTCCGCATGACGCCGGTATCCGTACCCGGCTAAACGTCAGTGGCGGAGCACCGGCTCATAAGTTGGCCTTACGGCCAGAATTGAGCGCTGCCGGGAGCCTTTGTGTAAAAGCTCAACCGGCAGCGAAACCGCCTAACCGCAGCGAGAGGAGGCGCGCAGAAAGGCGATAGCTTTGAGGACCGTCGCGCGGACACATGCGAGCCTATAGCGTACCGCCAGCCGTACCGTTGCCTCAAACTGTTGGCAATCCTTGATTGCCTATATATAGGCAACCTGACGGCTATCTGTTACGTATCAAGCGGCAATGTCCTTACGCGCTACAGGTCCAAGCGCATCGCGTATCGTTATTAGCGCTAGGTGGCATATGGCACGTCCAGCGCCAGGCTTTCCGTCTCTGCTTGACGCGCCACTGGCGGCACCAACCTCCGCAAGCGTAGCTCCGTCGACGCATGCCATTTCGAACGGCTCGAGCGTCGGGCCAAGCAGCGACTGAAGCCAGGCTAGTTTTTCACGCGCGTCGATCGCATCGTTGATGGCTCTGTCGCCGGTCCACGGCTTAGGAACCGGCGCAGCGTTCTTTTTGCTGTCTGGGTTGGTCGGCGTGGATCTTGTAGGCGGAATGTCGGACGAGGCTCCTTTGCGCACAACCTCGCCGCCGTAAGAAATGCGTCCAGTGCTTTCGTCAATCGAACTGCGATGCACGATTGTCATGTCTGCGCTAGGCTGGCCCTTGATGCCAATAAGAACCTCGCTCTTTGCCATCTCGTATGTCCTGCGGTAGGCCATAGCGTATTTCAGCAGTTCCGCATTGCCTTCCGCAAGGAGCGCCTTTGCTAGCGGCCAGTTGATATTGTCGTTATCGGCGGTGCCGTCCCAATCCTTGCCGAATGAGGCTCGCACAGCCAGGCGACGCTTCTGCGCATGAATGCCCGCCCGCTCGTCATCGCCATATGTCATGCGAGCCGGCAATTCGTCGCCATATCCGAATACAATGCGCGTTCTCTTGTTGTCGCTTGTTGAGGCTGACGACATTGTGTCCCCAAGATGTTGTGATTAGATTCGGGCTTGACACAACGTATAGGCGGAATCGCCTATAATGTCAAGCCTTAAGGCCGCTGAGGGCGCCAGCCACTATCTAGCGCCTGCATGACTAGCGCCAACAGGCGCGGCACTGGTCGAGGATTGGTTGTGCGTTCGAATTCGCTAACGCGCATGGGCGAGCCGTAGTCAAGAAACGCAGCAAGCTCCGCTTGGGTCATTCCCAAACGGAGCCGGATTTCGCGGAATTCTTGGTTGGTCATGCGGCGACCAAGGAACAAATTACAGATCCGTCGACAGTCCTGTCTGATGAAACCGGTAGCATGTAACTTGAACCGTTTGCTTTTGTGATGCGCAATAATGTCGCCGACCCTCGTACAGCGTTTGCGCGAACCTCTCGCATTGCGAGTCCTGCTTCGCGCAGTTGGCGTTTAGCTTGCCGCAAGGTGATTTGCATTTTTGCCATCCTTAGTTGGCGCCGATGCGTGAGCGAACGACATAGCGAACGTTCTTTTCATAAATGCGCGTTTGCGAGAAGTAGAGGTAGTCCAGATCGTTGCCATACTTCTTTTCGAAGGCTGCAACCGCCTTTTCTCCGTCAAAGGTGTGAAGGCCAACAACCGCCTTTGCATCGCGCAGGAGGGCCGCCTTGATGTCGTTGAACTTCGCGGTGGCGGCTTCGTTGGTCATTTCCGTATCTCCTTCGTTGTTGAGATACTTGTAGCGCATCTGCGTTAGTAGCGCAATAGCGTTATGCAGCTTTTTTCAAACTATTTTCGTTGCCGCTTATTGAGGCCAACCATCCCCGCACAATCGCCTCGCTAGCGTCGGCGCATTCCGCAGCGCTCTCAGCCTTGACCAATTCGACCTTATGGCCGATCGCGGCTAGCGCCGCATGCCTGTGCGTCTGCTCCGGCGACAGACGACCCTTTGCCGCCTTGTACTCAATCAAGCCACAGCGACCGCCAGGCAAGAACACGGTCAGGTCGGGATGGCCAGCCGTCAAGCCGGTAGCTAGCGCCTTGGCCGCCTCGTTGCGTCCGCGCTTGCCGGCCTCCATGCCGCCAACAAGAAGGAACTGCCTGCCGTACTCATCCATGCCACGCAGCCTACGCACCGCGGCCGCCTGTAATTCCCACTCGAGCGGCGCTGCCGGCTTAACCGTGACCTTGCCGTTGCGGGTGGTGAGCCGAACGCGGGCGCCGTTGATGCGGACGGTTTGGATGGTGGTGGATTTGGTCGATGTTTTCATTTCTTTCTTTCCCCCTACAAGCACCCATACACGACACCCCTCCTAAAGGAGGGGGTGTGTATGTATGGGTTGATGCTCAGGTTTAATATATGGCCATACATCAATGTATGGGTGTGTATGGGTTGATTGATAAGTTGTTGTTTTCTCTTTATTTATTGCCCATACATACACACATACACACCCATACACGCAATCGCTTGATATGCTGAATTTTGCTATACGCAACCGCTGATATTGTATGGGATGGTTTGTGCAACTCTAGATGATGTATGTATGGGTGTATGGCTGCGTGTACGGTCTAAGCGCGTTCGATTGTGGGCCAGACCCAAATACTGCTCTCTCCCACCTTCTTCTTCTTAATGAGGCTCTTGCTTACGCGCTTGAACGTCGCCTGCTTGGTGGGTTGCAGCATATCGCCTAGCGCCTCGTAAAAGGCATCGCGCCAAGCATCGCAGGAGACCAATTTCGTGTCTTCCGGCAAGCCGTGCATACCCGGCGATTCTTCTCCATCTTCCTGCATTTCCATCAGCAGAATTAGCGCTCGCTCTTCATGCGACGATGCCTCCGCCAGGCTTTTCGCCGCACCATCTGACGCCACCTTAAGCACGACCGGTGCTGTCGTCGGTTCGCCATCCTCATCAACGCCAAGCCCGACAGACTTCATTGCAAACGCCAACACTTCGCCCTCTTCGCCGTCGTTTGTTCCATCACAAACCAGCTTGTAGGATCCGCCACTCTTCTTCACCATGAAACTGGCATCGACGGCCCCATCTAGGTCAATAGCTCCCTTTCCGCGGTCGCCTGACCATGACGAGTGATGAATGGCTGTAACGTGCGCTTTTGTTTCCATCAGGATTTCATCGCATGAACTGACAAACTTGGTCATGTCTTTGGATGCATTCTGATCGCCGCCTCCAAACACGCGCGTAAGCGTGTCGATAATAACCCACACGCATTCAGTATTGGTCTCTATTTCTGCCTTCTTGATCTCGGCAATTAGCTCGCGAACATCCTTTAGGTCTTTCGTGAAGTCGAGTCGCCCTCCTATGACCAGCAATGGAACATCCTGCACCCCGTGTTCCTTACGGAACGCCATCATGCGCCGCTCTGTTAGCTTCTTGCGCTCAGCCGCGACGTAAACGACCAATCCTGGTTTTACTCGTCTACCGTGCCAATCCTTGCCGCACGCAACGTGGCAAGCCATGTCGGTAACAATGACGCTCTTGCCGGTGCCTGGCAGGCCGCTAATCGTGGTGAATTCTCGCTCACCAAGAACGCCCTTGATAAACGTTACCTTCGGCTCGCCTTCTTTTATGTTGTCAAACCATGTCAGATCGAACCGTTCGCGCTTCTTTGGCGCCGTCCCTTGCGGTGAATCCTCCCTGGGCTCATCCTCCGGCGCGCTTTCCGTAGGCGCCTCGTCCTGCGCGTCCGTCTTCTTGTTTTTTGCCAGGAGCTTGGACGTGTCCATTAGCTTGGTGTTGTCGTTCTGATATTCTCGTTCCTTGATGACGCGGGGAGCCTTGATGCCGTCATCCAGGCCGCGCTTGATACGCGCGAGCGTCTGTTTTTCACCGTCCTTTCGCAGCACACCGTTGTGCGCTGCGCCGCGGTAGAGCTCGTCCTCGGCAATATCTCGAGACAAGACGCCAGCGCCGACCAACTGCCCAAGAGAATACGCAGAGGCGTTCAATTGCGACCCGCGATTGCCAACCGTCGCAGAAGCGAGTTTGGAGATTTCAGACTCCATCGCCGTGTTCACATACGGCGCAAGATCGCGCTGCGTATAGGTGTAGTCGCGGCGTGGCTGCTCCACTTCCTTCTTTGGCAAAAGCAGGTCGAGTAGCCACTGCGGCGTATCGGCAAAGTCCGGAATGCCAAACGGCTCGTATGGTTGCCCGTCAGCGTCTATCCATGTGTATTTGCGACCGTCAGCCATGACGGATCCGGGCCCAACGATGTACCCATCTTGGCCTCTCGTGTCCACGCCCGGCGCTATGGCGGCGCGGTTGCGAATTCCTTCCACGTTCTTGAAAAATACGTGCGTTCCGCCGTTCGCCGTCCGCGCCCTGGCTGTTTCCGGCAACGCGCCATGCTTGGTCTCCATATCGGCAAGCCACGCATGGCCGTCGCGATCGCCGTGCTTGTCAAGATCAAGCACCCACGCCCCTAACGGCTCGCCAGTAGGGAGTCCAATGAGCGCGTTTGGGTGTCGCTCGTTAAACCAAATGCCGACGATGCGCTCGGAACGCGTGGCGCCCTTCAGGCCATTGGACGTGTAGGGTGATTTTTCTGGCCGCGTGATGATCTCGCCGGTTGCCTGGTCGACTTCGTCTATCTCTACCTCATGGCAAGGGAAGACGGGGATACCGGCCGCGATGTAGGAGCGAGCGACATCATATGGCGTTTCGACACCTGACGGCACCTTGAAGTTGATTTTTGCCATTAGGCTGCGGTCCTTGTCGCTTCAATGATGTGCGAAATTGCGGTGTTTGCGCTAATCGCGAACCATTCTCCGTTCCTTCGCTTATTGGCGAAGTGGATGTGCGCGGCGCCCTCTATCTCATTCGCGTTCTTGGCGTATCTGGTGAATTCAAGACGCAGCGAATGCGGGCTTGATGTCGACAACGTCTGCAAACGCTTCTCAGGCGAGCGAGCAATACCAATCTTGCAAAGTGTGTCGCCGCTATCCTGGCACGATATCACATAGACGAAGCGGCCGCTTTTCTCTGGCTTCTCCTCCTGTTTGGCTGCGGCAACCACTGGTTTCGGTCTACGCTTAGGCGCAGGGTTTAGTATCAGTTCAACAATATCCCATGCCGCAGCACTTATCGTCTTCCCGTGGAAGTCAGATGTGTCGTCAGGTGACGGAACCTCGCAGGCTACTGACAGGTAAGAAAACGCCTTTTGTCCCTTCTCTTGCATGTGCGCGATCGGGTGCTCTAGTGTAATCTCAAGCACCTTTCCGCACGCCGTCTTGAAGCGTGCTATTGAAAGGTTGGGCGCCGGTTTCTCGAATTCGGAATCCACTATCTCATACATTCTATGCTGCTGCCTTTGCGGCTTGTGGTGCGTTGTCGTTGGCGGCTGTGGGCGAGATGGCCGTTAACGCGCGCTCTACGCGCAAGATTGCGCGGCCGATTGCTTCGGGGATTTGCGGGAGGACTGCGTCGCCGAAGGCTTCGACGATGAGACCAGCTGCAGATGTCCCTCTTGGACCGCCGACTGCAATGCGCGACTGAGCCACCCACTCGGATAGCCCATCATCCACCCGTGGGTGATAGGCAAGGCCGCCGTTCCAGTCAGCCCATGGCTCTGGAGTAGGCTTGCCAGCGCCCTCGCGCCCGCCCATTTCGCCATCGACGGAGCCGTGAGGTTGCCCTTCGCTGTTGGGGTTAGGGACAGTTGATGCCGTACCGTCCCCATGCGACCCGTGTCGCCGTGACCGCCCGCCTTCATGTCCGACGCCCTGGGCGCCGGCATTCCCGCATGTTTCGACGGGTAGCCCCTCAACTGGCTCAACACGTCGCCGCGACCACCCCTGTCCGCATCCGTCTTGCGAGGCGTTGCTCGCAACGCCTCTTTCCCTGTCAGCAGGGAATTCAGCGACGGCCTCACCGGTCCAGTCCGGCCAGCCGCTCCGCCCTGATCGCTCCCGTACGAAGTTGCGGTCAGCGTCGGCAATTGAGAATCCAATGAGCCAGGATCGCTTGCGCTCGTGGTTGGCCCCGACGTCTCCAGCACTAACCACGAATGGCCAGCAGGTGTAGCCGATTGCCGCCAATGCATCGATGATCCGGTCTGCGCCTCGAGTTCTGAGATTAGCGCTATTTTCAAGAGCGAACCAACGAGGTCGGCATTCGTCAATGAGCCGGACGGCTTCGAAGTAGAGTCCGCTCCGCTCGCCGTCGACGCCTTTGCCTTTTGTGTTGGCGCTTGAGATATCCTGGCACGGAGGCGAGCCGACGATGACGTCGGGAAGTCCAACACCATCCCGAATAAGTCTGCCTGCGGTAAGTGTGGTGACGTCGTCATAGACCGGCACTCCTGGGTTGTTCTGTGAGTAGAGCGCGCGTCGCCAATCAATGACTTCGCAAGCCGCGATCGTGCAAAAGCCGGCGCGATGCATCCCAAGGGACCACCCACCGGCTGCCGCGCTGAATAGGTCTAGGACTTTCAAAACGGCGCCTCCGTCCTCACCAACCGCCTCAATTCCGCGGCGCATCCATCCCAAATCGTGCCGCAGAACTTCAGCACCTGCTCTTCCGACCATTCGGCCAGGTCGCTGCCCCACTCCTCGACAAGCGGGCCAGCCGCGGCCATGCCGCCTTGTCTTGCGCGGATTTCGTAGGCGTCGGCGCGCCTGATCTTCTTGAAGTCCTCGAGGATTAGCGAGCATTCAGCGCAGAGCCACTTTGGGTCGGTATCGCGGCTATGCGTGAAACCGATCCCGATGCCGATGGCGTGCTTGCCGCAGAAGTGGCAGTCGGCTGGTGTGTGTTTGTCGGTGGTTGTCATGCTGCCTCCTGTTGCTGCGCAACCGGAGGGTTGTCGTTCGCAAACATGTCGAGCGGCTTCACCTTCTTGGGTCGGTCAGCAAACATGTCGCCCTGCGCATATGCTTTAGTGATGCGCTCGCACGCGACGTCGAAGTACTTGGCGTCCAGTTCAATGCCGATGAACTTGCGGCCCATCCTGGCGCAGGCAACTCCGGTCGTGCCGCTGCCCATGAACGGGTCGAGGATGGTTTCGCCGACACTGGTGAAGTCGGCCAGCAGTTCTGCCATGAGGCGCCATGGCTTCTCCGTCGGATGGCGATGATCCCTATCGGATGGATTTGTCAGGTGCGTGTAGACACCGCGCTTGCCGCCAGCGTTCCAGCGCGCATGACCCTTGCCAGCCCAAGCGCAGACAAAGTTTTCGGCACCCATGGCCGGACCCTGGCCGTTAAGTTGCGGCGTGCCGTCCGGCTTTATCCAAACGCAGGCGCGCTTGTATTTCATCGTGCTTGCGTTGACGGCGTCGGCCCACCTTCCGACGCCTTCTGGCGTGCAAAAGACAATAAACCATCCGCCGCAAAGTTTCTCTGCAGCCTTAATGAATGGCTCGCGGATGCCGTCAATGGAAGCGAAGTTTAGAGCCTCGAGTTCGTTGCCGCCATCGGTGCGTAAATGCTTCCGATGCCTGAATTTTGCTTCGTGCATAAACGCTTCATACGGCGGATCCGAAATCACATGGCTAACCGAGCCAAGCGTCGTCATCACCTCAAGGCAATCACCATTGTACAGCGTGCAATCGCCGATGGTTTCAACGCGCATCAAACAACCCTCACAACAACAGTATCCTCGCCGGTCTTAAGCGCGGCGCCAGGCACGTTTTTGTTATCGGCAAGCCGCTCCATGATCGCCTTCTTGTCTGGCTGCTTGACCACCTTCACTGCCCACTTTGGCAGCCTCTGCTCGTCCGTGATGTCGACGCTATCGCGACCCTTGCCTACGCTGACCGTCGCCTCGACAAGCGGCGCCTTTTGAATGCCGCCAGCACGCATTATGCGTAGCATAAGGACGCGCATTGCTTCCTTGCGCCTTTCTGCTACCGCCTTGCGCGCCTGTAGCGCCTGGATGCGCTCCGCCACAGCCTTGGCCATGCTGTCTGCGTCGCGTTCGATGTTCACGAGCCGCGTAAGCACGTCGAAAGCGGCTGTGCTGCCTTCCAACATGTCGGCGCGCAGTTCCGCGTCGTCGGCCAGTTCTGGATAGGCGGTAAGCAGGCCGTCAATGTGGGCCAGCAAATTGGCGACGTCGTTCTGGAGAAATTGGGGTTTGGTCATGCCTCGCTCCTATGCGCTTGTGCGTATATTCTTTGCTTTTATGCGGCTTCGCGTATATCGGCCCGCGCATGCGCCTGCGCCAACCTAATTGCGTCATCTCTCACCACAATCCATCCAGCCGCACGCAGCGCGCTAACGCACTGCACCGCTAGTGCCGGCGCGCCGACATAGCCGTCAACGCAGCCGCGTAGCGTGTCGGTAAGGACTTCGGTTGGGGTTCGATCAGAACGGAATGTCATCGTCCAAAACCTCTCTCATGCCTGGCGAATATTTGTCGTTGTCAGATGGTTGGTCGTTATCGTTAGCGTGCTGTCTTGTGGTCCCTGCGCGGTAGTCGGTAACGGTCCAGTATTTGGGATTTTGCTTATTGGGTGCGACGCTGATCTCTTCGGTGTCTGTTAACTCGGATTGGCGATCAAGGAACTCAAGGACGCTTTTTGGCATCGGGCGTCGGCCTCCATGCCTTACCCAAAACCGATCAGTCTTTGCCTTGAAGAAGCCGTCATGTCCCGGTCCGAGCCAATCGTTGATTACGGTAAGGCCGCATGTGTATCCGACTTTGATGCTATCTTTTTTGCCCGGCTTGGCCTCGTGAAAGTAAAACCTACGGCCAGTCACAGTTCGCCACCTCGCGGCCTCCGTACTCAGTACGGGAGCATCGCCAGCAGTTGCAGTAATCTTCACCTCATCCGATGGCGGGAACACATAGCCGCAGCAGTGGCAGGTGCGCGCTGAGGCGTGGACAATCTCACCGCATCCGAAGTTGCCATTTACGTCTCTAACCGCGCCTGGCGAGTTTTCATCAGGACACAGGCGTTTCGGCGCCTCGCCATCACCCTCGCCTGGTGCCTTTGGCCGTATCTGATCGATCGGACCATGGAACGCCAGGTTCTTGCCGTGGTCGGCAATCAGGCAGTCCTCTTTACCGGGAAAATTGCGCGTTCCGCGGCCAAGTATCTGGACGAGTTTGCCTGGCGATTTGGTCGACAGGATGAGGCTTATGAAATCAACCCATGGGAAATTTGTTCCTGTGGTGATCATGCTCACCGACGAAATGGCCCAATACTTTCCGGCCTTGAAGCCTTCGAATATCTCCTTTGTCTGGTGCGCGTTGTCACTCGTCAGGACAGCGCACGGTCGGCCATGGCGCTTAACGCACTCCGCGATGTGCCTGGCGTTCTCTTTGCTGGTGCTAAAGAACAGTCCGCCGCGGCGCCCCTCGGACATAGCCATGTCTTCCGCCACCGCGTCTTCAATGATCTTTTCGGCTGCCTCTGAAAGCTGACCGGGGATGTACTCGCCGCCGCGTGTTCCGACTCCCTTCAAGTCGATCTTAGCGGTTGTCTTGTGACTGGTTAGCCTGGTCAGATATCCTTGCTCGATTAGGTCTGTAATCTTAGCCTCGTATACGACATCATCGAACAGTTTCAGCCGCAGCGGATTGCCTTCGTCATCAACCTCGCCATCTGACTCCATGTCATCGGTAAGCCGCCCGCTATCCATGCGATAGTCGGTTGCCGTCGTCCCCATGACGCGGCTGTCCGGATTGCGCCTCTTGATGCCTTTGAAGAATGCGCCGTATTGCGTGTTCGCGTTGCGGCTGATGGCGTGCGCCTCGTCAACAATCACAAGATCCACATCGCCAATCTCTTCGGTGCGCTTATATACCGACTGTATGCCGCAAAACAGGATTTGCGCTCGGCTGTCGCGACGTCCAAGGCTAGCAGAGTAGATTCCTGCCGGGGCAAACGGCGATAGGCCGATGAACTCCTTGAAGTTCTGCTCAACAAGGGGCGCCGAATGCGTCACGTTGACAATGCGCATGTCGGGATAGTCAGTCAGCAACTCCTCAATAATCTTAGCGATTACGAGCGCCTTGCCGGCCCCGGTCGGGAGCACGATAAGACCATTGCCGCCACCGTTCGCCCAATAGGCGTACAGGGCGTCGATGCTTTCTCTTTGATATTGTCTCAGTTCAAGCATTCAGTTCTTCCCAAATTCTCGCCACGGCTGCCGGTATGTATGAGGCGCGCTTTGCCGACATCTTGGCCATGTGACAGTTTTTCTCGCTAAGGCCGGTCACACGGCGTAATGCTGCATAAGCCTCAGCGCGCGTCATTGTGCCCGTTTTCCAAAGCGGATCGAAAGCATCGTGCGCGGCCTTTCTGGCTTCATGCGTTTCTCGATCGACAAGCGGCTTATCTCCCCACGACCACAAATCGCAGCACTCATTGCGCATGCCGTATTGTGTGGGCCGACGCATTGCCGGCATGCCGCACTTCGGGCAGCGGATTATCAAGCCGCCACCTTCATCAGGCTCTCACGCGCCCGCTCGGTAAGCTGCCGCACGCGCTCGTGACAGAGACCGCGGCGCTTACCAACCTCGATAAGCGTCTCGCCGCTGCCGATGCGCACCAACATGCGGCCTTCTCGAGTGCGCGACAGGCGACGCACGATCTGGTTTGCGTAAACGATGTTCTCCTGGCTGGCAGGCGTTGCCGATGCGACAAGAGCGGATAGCGGCTCACGCGGCATGTTCTTCTTTGCGTTGGCCGCGACCTGGCGCTTGCCCTGTGCGATAGAGCGCATGTTGAGCGTGAGCCAGTTGTACATGCCGTTCTTCGGAGCGGGCGGGTCGTTGCGGAAATTGGTCCAATGGCTGAACGCATAGACCATGGTGTCCTGCACGAGCTCGTCGCGCGCATCGGCTGTGTTGGTCAGTTTTCGCGCCAGTTTCTTAAGGCCTGGAATGTAGGCCATAACGGCGGCGTCGAATGCTTCTGGTCTTTTGGTCATGCTGCTTCCTCTGTTGCGCCGTCTGTCCAAATGCGTCCGTCGTGCATGCGGTAGGTCACCGTTTCGGCGTCCTCATCCGCGTCGATCTGTTCGCCGGCAACGAGGCCGGGAATTGTTAAATGGGCGGGACAGCCCGCGGCTTGTTCGGCAATGCTGAGCGGTTTGCTAAAGCGAGCGCAGGACCACGACCCGCCATCCTCTGGCGTTGAGTAGAGGCACGTCCTGCAGTTGACGCGAGCCGTTGCATGCTCGTGGCAAACAGCCTTGTGCCGACACCAGCCGCAGGCGAATGCCATCTTATGGCTTGGATCCTCGTGCAGTTTCGCTGGCGGCTCGTTTGCGTCGATAATCCGCTGCGCCCTGGCAAGCAGGCGCACGACGTATTCAAGGTCCAACTCAAGGCGCTCGGCGTAGAGCTCGTCGGTGTCCTTGCAGACGGCAAGATAGATGCCGCGCTCGCGTCCGCGCCGATACATGTATGTCTGTATCTGGCCGTAGTGCAGCGGCTTGCTTTTGCGCACGCCTTCCTTCAGGAGCTTGGCAAACGACTTGGCATTGTGCGACTTGATTTCGCCGACATGGATTGTCTTAGGAGACTCCGGCAAGCCGAGGATTTCGGAGTCGAGGTAGCCGCGCACATGGCCGCCGCAAGCCTCGACCATGATCTGCTTGCCGTCGTCATCGCGGTCAACAACCTCGCATCCGATCATGCGCAGATTTTCAATCCAGCGCTCTTCCTCGATATTGCCAGACTCGAAAATGCGCAGCGTGCGACCGTTGATTTGCTCCTGCGGTGAAACCCACCGGAAATCATAATAAAGCTTGCGCTCGCATTCCTCGGCCAGCGTGCTTACGGATATGGAACGTCCGTCACGCGACTCGGAGTTGTCCTCATACGCCTTGTAGATCGCGCGCACGGTGCTTGCGGTTGGCTTCGGCAACGGTGCCACTCAACACACCTCCACAACGAACGGCGCCCGCACAGCACCGCAATGCGCCTCTGCTGCGGCCAGCGCGGCCACCACACGCTGTTCCGGCGCGCCGAGGCTTCCGTGCATGCGGCCAAGCGCATACGGCTCGCCCTGGCCCGCTGCGGCGTAAGTCGGGTACTCGGCAACGCTGTAGTCGGACGAGATTTTGAACAGGCGGCCTTGGTAGCCTATAAGTATCTCGTCGGTTTCTTTGCCGGCGATTCCTTTGATGACCGGCACAACGCGCAGGACGATATGCTCCATTGCGTCGCCGTATGGCTCCGAGAAGTGCGCATACTGCAACAACTGCCCGACACGGAACGAGCCGGTAAAGCCAATCACAAAGTCTCCGTTGCGGAAGACCTTGCGGTTGGTGCGGACTTCAACGGAGTCGCCTGCAACGGCGGCACTGTCGCCGCCGATAAACACGCGGTCGTTGTCAATGAGGCCGACTAGACAGGTCATGCGGACTCCTTGCTGGCTGCAGCCACCTTCTCGCAATCGAAAGCCACGCGCTCGAGGTCGTAGCTTTCGATCCGGTAGCCCTTGCCTCGCACGATAAGCGCGGCCTCGCGTAGCCACTGTGCGGCTACCTCAAGTTGGGTTGCGGCGGTGGTCATGGAAACAACTCCAATGTGTACGGGCAGCGCGGCTCTGGCTTTGCTTTGCCAGGCTCGAACGGCGCGAATGCCGAGCAGTGCCCGCAGCCGCCGCGCCATGTCCATTCCTTCGGCTGCACGCCAAAGAACGAGTTCGATAGGATTTCGCAGTAATCCTCGTTCTCTTCATCGTCGTGGGCGCAACCTGCGCACCACGAGTCGATGAAGTCGGCGCCCTCCGTGCCGTTGGCCGGCATGTATGGCGTGCCGTCTGCGGGTGGCCAGGCCATCGCTACACCCGCCGCGGCATCAGTACGGCAAGCAATCCCGGCGCAGCGTCGCTTGTGAACAGAACAGGCGAGCCGCCATCTGCAAGCGCCATCTTGACGTCGCCAGAAGGGAAGATGCCAAGCAACTCGCCGAGGTATGACGCATTGAAGCCAACCGTCAGCGCATCGGCGTTGCTTTCCAACCCGCTACACGGCACTGCATCGAACGCCTCGCCGGCACCGCGAACCGACAACGCAATCTCATCTGCGTCGATTTCGAGCTTGGCGGCCGGCTCGCGGTCGGTAGCAACAACTGCAACGCGGCCAGCAGCGCGGATCATTTCAGGAATGTTGAACGTGACGACGCGATCGTTACCTTTCGGAATGACGCGCTCGTAGTCGGGGAACGTGCCGTCGATCAGTTTCGACGTAATGAGCGCGTCCGCGGTTTCGAACTGGATCTTGGCATCCGACAGGCGAACCGTGACCGCACCCTTCGGCACCAGGCCAACAGCCTTGCGCGGAATGATGATGCCGGCGAACTCGCCAACCGGCTCGCCGTTGTGGCGCGACAGGCGATGGCCGTCCGTTGCAACGGCTGTGAGTTCCGTCTTGCCTCCAGCCAGGTAAATGCCGTTCAGGTAATAGCGCGTCTCCTCCGTACTGATGGCAAACGAGACAGGCGCGAACAGCGCGGCCAAGTCTGCCTTGAATTCGGTCGGCAACTTGCCTGCCGCCATTGTCGGGAAGTCATCGATCGGAAGCGTCTGCAGTTGATAGCGGCTGCGGCCAGCCTTCAGCGTTGCGCCATCATCCGTTGCTTCGATGGTGATTTCGTCGCCGGCAATCTTGCTGACGATGCCAACAAGAAGCTTGGCGTCGATGCACGCGGCGAATGCTTCCGGCGTTTCCGCGTCGATCATGCCGCTGATTTCGATGTCGAGATCGCTGGCCGTTGCGTTCAGTTTGCCGTCGCCAGCAATCAGGCGGACGGTCGACAAAATCGGAATGGTGTTACGGCTCTCGACAACCTTCGTGACGCTGGCGAGTAGGCGTGCAAAGTCGTGGCGCAATAGGCGCATGAATTGCTCCTCTTGTGGAAGGGTGGCGGGCCGAAGCCCGCCGTTAGGTTGGCGCGCTAGGCGTCGCTACTTTTTCGCCCAAGGACGATTTCCAGCCGCGGCAGGCTTAGCCGCCTGCGTGTTCTGGTTGGCCGCGGGCCGAGCGTTGTTGTTGGCTGCTACCGGCTTGGCAGCAGGCTGCACCTCATCGATTGCCGGCTCGGGAAGAGCACCCTCGTCGGGATAAAAGTAACGCTTCACCTCCATCCTGGCGGGGTACTGCGGCGTGCCGTCAGCATTGAGCTTCTTGCTCGGCCTACCGAGACCAAGTTTGACAGTGTATGTGTGGAAATGAAGATCCTCGCTGTCTTCCACTTCGGATATGCCGATGGCGCGGCAGAGGCAGGCAAATTCCTTCTGACCAATTTCTTGGGCCTGCGCGTTGACATTCTCGAGGTTGATGAAGCCAAAGAACTTGCGACCCTTAATTTCATCCGGCGCGATAACAGACGATGTGTACTTCAGACCCTTGCCGGTGCGGGCGCCCTCGGGGCCGGTTTCGACAACGTCGCTAGCTTCCATCTCCAACTGCATGATGCCGGCTGGCAGTTCTTCGTAGTCACCGCCCTGCTTGTCGGTGTCGTGTTTAGTAGCATCGAATTTTTGTCCAAGAGCGGCCAATGTGTTCTCCTAAAGGTGTGCTGGTTTGGTGGTGGTTTGGTTAGGCGGCAGCAGGCAGATACTTCGCCAATTCCTCGTAGCCCTGCCCTTTGCGATAGGTGATGGTGTCGGGCATGGAATAACGGTTCTTGGCGACGAACCCGGCGCCCTCGACCAGATGGATTTGGCGCTCTTTGCCGCCCTCTGCGTGCGTCACCTTCTTCTTGATGCCGACTTCCTTCTCCTTGAGCGTGACGCGGTAATTCATGAAGGCGACGATGTCGGAGCGCTCGCGAATGATGGCGGCTGCGCGCTTGCGAAGCTTGATCTGATAGCGGTCGTATGGATCCGTGACTGGACTATCGAATCGCTTGATCTCTGGATGCGCCAGGAGAACGACGTTGATGCCGACTGCGGCTAGGTCGTCGCACGCATCCATGAACTGGTCCCACTCGACGTCGGCCTGCACGTCGCCGCGGCCAAAAGCGGCCGGTGAGCCTTTGTCGTTGCTATCGATGGAGTCGGCACCAATGCGAGCGCACGTCACCGCGTTCATGATCGGCTCGAGGCCGTCCATGCTGTCGATGATGAGCGTGCGGCGATCGTGCGCAAGTTCACCGTTTTCATTGGTCTCCATCAACTCGCCGATGATGCCCCACAGGTCATCAATCGTTTCGAGCGTGCCGGGAGTAGGCAGGTCCAAATCAGCCGGCGCGCGTTCGCCTGCCGTTGGCAGGTACAGCGGCGCAGGATACTCGGCGGCAAGCGACGTCTTGCCCACACCATCAACACCATAAAGAAGCGTGATAGGCGCGCGCTCTGCGGCCTGCTGTTTTGTCGACTTCAATGATGAAAGACTAATAGCCAAAGCCAATGCTCCATGCTGCAATGAGTGTCAGGACGATAAGGCCAAGCAACCAGGCCGGTGGGTAGTTGAGAGCGGTGGTCATTTGAGGAGCCACCACACGACTAGCGGCACGATGACGATTGCGGCGGTAAGCCAAACAGCCATGTAACGCTGCGCGGCTGGCGGAATTTCTTCCGGGTGCAGTTCCGGGTCGTAAGTGTCGGTGTAGGTCATGCGGACTCCAATGTGCGGCGAGCGTGGCTGTGCATAAACTGCGGCGCGCGAACTTCGCCCACCTTGGCCATCGCCTTTGCTCTCGCGGCACGTTTACGCTGGCCGCGCGTCTTGCCTTGCGCATCCTTGCGCGGCTCAAGCGGCGGCACAGGAAAGCCGTGCGTGCCAGTCATGGTGGCCATCGCATTCATGCGACGATGAAATGCAGCCGAGTTCTCAGATGGATTGCCAAGCCTCGTTGCAGCAGAAGCCTCTGCGGCAAGCACCTTATTGAAAGCATTCAAGACGCAGCCCTCCTTGCGCATTCCTGTTTTCCGTTAGCCTCGTAGCGCTTTCCGGAAACGTGGTCCGGCCGGTACTTCGCCTCCGGATACTTTCTGCCGGCCGCCTCAGCCCTTGCCACCTTGGCCTCATGTCGTTCGGTGGCTCGCCTTACTTGTCTGCTGTCAGTCATAGTCCCTCCTGACTGCTGCGCGTATGCGCAGCAGTGTGGTGGTTGCGGTGCGGGTTGGTTAGGCGGCTTCCGCGAAGTCGTAGACGATGCGGCGAGCCTGCGCGGTGGTGCAGCCGGTCAGCCTCTTGAACTCGGCAATTGCGTCCGACTTCGTCGGCTTGACCGCCAACCGCTGCCACTCATGGTCAAATGTGCGCTCGACCTTCTTGACTTCGCCGAGCGTGTAGACGCCGAATTCCTTGCCCTTGTGGACGTTGGCGAGGCGGGTGGCTTCTGTGGCCGCCAGGTAGGTAGAGCCATGCACAAACGGCACGGTCGACGGCTTCGGCTTGCCGTTCTCAAGCAGGCAGACGATCGCGGTTCCGGTCTGGCTGTGGCGCGCTACGATGTCGGCAATGGAGGTGGGAGCCGCCACCATATCGCTGTCATAATCGGTGCAGTAGCCGTACCAAGTGTCGGCGTAATTCACCTGATATTCGCCGTCGCCGCGAACTTCAGTTACGGTGCCAACGCCAGCCTCCGGAACTTTGGTGTTCTTGACCTTATCGCCAACCTTGAACTTGGCGCCGCCAGCTGTTGCGGCAGGCTCGTCGGTCCATTCGGCGACGAGGTTGGGCGAGTAATGGCTGGTGCCATCGTCACGCCAGATATCGCCGCCTCCGTTGAAGTTGTTGCTGCCACCTACCTCCTGCCACTTGTGCGTTACCGCGCTGTCCCAAGCCTCCATCGGCCCGACCTTCCGCCCGTCGCGCGTCTTGTAGAACTTGCCGGCCTGGATCTGCAGCGTTGCGGTTGCTGGCGCAACGGCAACGTGTTCGAAGTAGATGGCGTTGCCGTCCTCGCCACCTTCAAATTCGAGGTAGTCATCGTCGCAGTATTTCTTAAGCTTGGCGACGGTCCATTCTGTGCCGACGACCATGGTGGGATTGTTGTCGTGATTGATGCGCCG